ACTCACCAGAGCTAGAAGAGATGGAAGCTCTGTGATACTCATTGATGGTGACATGCTGGTGTACCGTGTTGGCTTTGCTTGTGATGATGAGCCAGCACGAGTAGCAACAGAGACTCTGGATAACTATCTATCTCAGATAGTCTTAGATCTGTCTGACCACTACGCATCCAGCATTGTTTACCTAACTGGTAAGGGCAACTTCAGGGACGAGGTTGCTGTTACCCAACCCTACAAAGCTGGTCGTTCTGAAAAGCGTAAACCTGTACATAAGAAACTGCTCCGAGACTTCATGGTATCTGAGTGGAATGCAGAGGTTGTTAACGGTATGGAAGCTGACGATGCTATAGCTATTAAGGCTACTGAGCTAGACCACAAAGCTATCATCTGTTCGTTAGACAAAGACTTCAGGCAGGTTCCTTGTCCTATGTATGATTACACCAAGAAAAACTTAAATGCATTTAAGGTTGATGACGCTATGCGGTGGCTGTACAAGCAGGCGTTGATGGGTGATCGTGTTGATAACATCCCCGGTATCTATGGGGTTGGGCCTAAGAAAGCTGACAAGATCATTGACCCGTGTACAACAGAGTGGGAGTGTTACAGTACCTGTCTTGCTCACTACTGGGACAATGAGTTGGATGAAGAACGACTACTAGAAAGTCTTAACCTTCTGTACTTGTTACGTTCACATGATGATAAGTATGAGAAACCAAGTGAAGTTTGATTCTAAGTTTGAGAAAGAAGCCTATGCATTAATGAAAGGCTGCGAGTATCATCCACAACAAAAAATTTACTACACAATACCACGTACATATGAGCCTGACTTTGTTTACAAGACAAAGAACAAGACCATATGGATAGAAGCTAAAGGTAGGTTCCGTACATCAGACGAGGCACGTAAGTATGTCTACATTGCAAAGACACTTAGCTGGACGGAGGAGTTGGTATTTCTCTTCCAGAAACCAAAGACACCAATGCCGGGATCACGTAGAAGAAAAGACGGTACACGCTACACAATGGCAGAGTGGGCAGACAAACAAGGACTCAGATGGTACACTCTTGAAACACTACCAATCCTCTGGTCAAAAGGATGGACAAAATGACTAGACATTTAGTAATACCTGACACTCAAATAAAACCAGATTGTCCTATTGATCACATGATGTGGGCTGGTAGGTATGCTTGTGCTGTCAAGCCTGATACCATCATACATCTAGGTGATCATTGGGACTTTCCCTCGTTGTCGTCTTATGACGTAGGTAAGAAATCCTTTGAAGGCAGGCGGTACTCTGCTGATGTTGAGGCAGGTAACGAAGCCATGCAAATATTCATGGACTGTATCAGAGCAGAGCAGTCTCGTTTGCGTAAGATGAAGAAGAAGGTATGGAAGCCACGCCTTATCTTTACTCTTGGTAATCATGAATACAGAGTGGAACGTGCAGTAGAAAACGATGCCAAGCTAGAAGGGTTAATGAGCTATGAAGATCTCAATCTCAGGGGCTGGGAAGTACATCCGTATCTTCAGCCGGTTATTGTGGACGGTATTGCTTATTGTCACTTTTTCACTAGCGGTGTCATGGGCAGGCCAGTTACAAATGCAAAGCTACTGCTCCAGAAAAAACATATGTCATGTGTTATGGGACACGTACAAGACAGAGATATCGCGTTCGATAGAAACGCAGCAGGAAACAGAATGACCTCCTTGTTTGCTGGTATATACTATCAGCATGATGAGGAGTATCTTAATCCACAGACTAACGGATCATGGTCTGGTTTGTGGGTGTTCAATGAAGTAGACAACGGTACGTTTGATGAGGATTTAGTTGAAAGGTTTTCTGATAGAGTAAACATTAACAGTTGGAAGTTTGACTTAGAGGAACAGCATGAGCATTAACGAAGCAACCCCAGAGCAGTGGGACAAAGCAAGCAAGACAGTGTATGGTAAACTATACCATCCTAATGACCACGCTATAAATAAACAGGTAGGAGGATCTCATTACAACCGCTACTCAATACAGCCAGTTGATTTTATCCTTGCTAATAAACTTGATTGGTGTGAGGCGAATGCTATCAAATATATTACAAGACACAAAGATAAAGGTGGAGTAGAAGATATACGTAAAGCAATACACTATCTAGAAATACTTCTGGAGCGTATGGTCAATGAAAATAGTTGAAGGTAACTTTGGAAGCAAAGAAAACAACGACATAAAAACCTCTGAGTTTCTTGCGTTGTTATCAGCACGTAGTTTATGCTACGAGGAAGAAGAAAGACCTATCAAGTGTGTTGTTATTATGTATGAAGACGGAGAGGTATTTGAAGTCACAGCTACAGAACAATACCCTGATGGTGTGTACTTACTTCTAGGTTTGGCACAGGCAGCAATCATAAACGAAACTTTAGGAATAACTTAATGGACGCATATCAACAGTACATACACAAGTCACGCTACGCACGTTACAATGCAGAAGAACAACGTCGAGAGACTTGGGAGGAAACAGTTAATCGTTATGTTAACTATTGGGTAGACAAAGCAGACCTTAATGACTTTGAAGTATCTGAGATCTTCAAGGCTATACATGATCTAGATGTAATGCCTAGCATGAGAGCATTGATGACAGCGGGTGAAGCACTAGACCGTGACAACGTAGCAGGTTTTAACTGTAGCTACCTACCTATTGATCACCCTAAAGCATTTGATGAGATGATGTACATTCTCATGTGCGGCACAGGTGTGGGCTTTAGTGTTGAGAGACAGTACATAGCCAAGCTACCTGAAGTTGCGGAGAAGTTCCATGAAACAGACACAGTTATTAATGTTGCGGATTCAAAGATCGGATGGGCGAAATCGTTTAGGGAACTGGTATCACTGCTGTATTCAGGTCAAATTCCCCAATGGGACGTTAGCAGAGTACGACGTGCAGGTGCCACACTTAAAACTTTCGGAGGTCGTGCAAGTGGCCCAGAACCTCTCATCGAACTATTCAAATTCACGTCCGGGTTGTTTCAAGGAGCTGCTGGACGAAAACTTACATCCATTGAATGCCACGATCTTTGCTGTAAGATCGCACAAATCGTAGTAGTAGGAGGAGTAAGACGATCAGCACTTATCTCACTATCTAACCTATCTGATGACAGGCTACGCAGAGCTAAGACAGGTGAGTGGTATCATGCTGACCCACAACGTGCGCTCTCTAACAACTCTGCTTGTTACACAGAGAAGCCTGACTTTATTGCTTACCTAGAAGAATGGAAAAGTTTATATGAATCTAAATCTGGAGAACGAGGTTTCTTCAGCAGAGTTGCTAGTCAAAAGCAAGCTGAAAGGAATGGCAGACGAGATGCTACCTACGATTTTGGAACTAATCCATGTAGTGAGATCATCCTCAGACCCAACCAGTTCTGCAATCTATCAGAGGTTGTTGTCAGGCCAGACGATACGCTCGCTAGTCTCAAACGAAAGGTACGCATTGCGGCTATCCTTGGAACTCTACAAGCTACCCTTACAGACTTCAGATACTTAAGGAGTATTTGGAAGACAAACACAGAGGAAGAAGCTTTACTAGGTGTATCACTAACAGGTATCATGGATCACCATTTACTATCAGGACGAGGGGACAATGCAAAGCTTAAGAAGTGGCTCACAGACATGCGAGAGGAAGCAATTGAGACTAACAAGCGGTGGGCTGAGAGACTTAACATTAATCCCTCTACAGCTATTACTGCGATTAAGCCTAGCGGTACTGTTAGTCAGTTGGTCGATAGTGCTTCTGGTATCCATCCTCGCTATAGCGAACAATATATACGAACAGTTAGAGCAGATTCTCGTGACCCTCTTTGTGCTGTCCTAGAGGCTGCTGGTGTCCCTGTAGAGACAGATGTAAACAGTGCTAGTACTAAGGTATTCTCCTTCCCTATCGCCTCACCAGAGGGCGCTGTGACAGCCTCAGATATGGGTGCAATAGAACAGTTGGATTTGTGGGAGTTGTATCAGGACTACTGGTGTGAGCACAAACCATCAATGACTTGCTACTATAGAAATCATGAGTTTCTTGAGGTAGGACAGTGGTTGTGGAACAAGTTCGATAAGGTATCAGGTGTTAGCTTCTTGCCTTACTCAGACCATGTATTCCAACAGGCACCTTATCAGCCCATTGATAAGAAAACCTACAAGCAAGCAGTAAAAGACTTCCCCACTGAGATCAACTGGGACATCAATGAGGAGTCTGATATGACTGAAGGCAGTCAGGAACTAGCTTGCACAGGTAACAACTGTGAGATATAAATTAATAGTTAACTACTTCTGATGCTAAGTGGGAGTGGCCTCAAGACATAAAGAATATAGAGTAACCATCACGCTTACCTACGTCCTCTGGCTTATCTTTAGAGTCATGGGGCGTAGGTATTCCTTCAGCTTGCATCTTCTTGATACGCTCTTTAGAACGCTGACACATACTGTGATAGTCAATAGATGTGTAGCTTACTGTGTGATCTTTGTCTTTCATTATTAACTCCAGTTAAAATTCTTCTACTTCTTTGAACCCAACAAGAAGATTCAAACCCTTATCTCTTACTTTTTGGTTAAACTTCCTGTCCTGTAATGACTGCATCCAAGTAGCACCAAACCTTTTGTTACCCTCTGTGACAAACTGAGCCATTAACTCCCTATTGTTGCCGGGGTGTGATGCGTATGTAGCACCATACTCTAGCAACTCTTTTTGCCTAAAAGCATCGGCGTTCTGAAAAGTTTGTGAGGCTACTATAGAACCAAGAACACGATCAACATATGGTTGTGTTATCTCTCGTAGCAATGCCGTTTCTGAACCGTTGAGTTTGATACCAATAAAAGAAGAATCAACAGCAGGGATATTAGCTTCTGTCCTGTAAATGTATTTTTGTACTTCTGTCTGGTTTGTAGGTGTCATCCTAATTTTGGTTATAATTTCAAAAGCACTAGCCTCTTTAGTTGATGCTCCACCAACACGACTAGTATCTAGTGGTAACTGTTCCCTAAGAAACGGAATACGCTGCTGTACCTGCTCTACAGGAGTACGTGCTAGTCTTTCTTGTCCATCAATAATACGGGCCAAGTCAGATACACCAGTAGGAACAAAACCTTTAGCAATGTCAGTACCATATTGCTCTAAACCACCAGCTTTATCATACTTAAAGTAATCCATAAAGTTTATGGTACTTTCCAGTATAGTCTTGTTAGCTGTTGCGTTTAACAATGAAACCATCGTGTCATCAATAAACTCAGTCAATCTGTTGTACTCAGGATCTTTAGGATCATAAGTAGCTAACTTAAAGATAGCGTCTGCCATGTCTGTGTACAAACCAAGGACAGTTCCTGTTGGTTCGATTCTGTCGTAGCCTACGTACACACCATCAATAAGAACAGAACGCTCTGGTATACCTGATTGTCGCATACGTCTACGTTCTTCCGCATCTTTAGCAGTACCTGTAATAAAAGGTAAACCGTCTTCGTTGGATAAAGAATATAACATTGCAATTGGAGCAAGTGCTGTTGTGCCTATGGCTGCTCTTACAAGCCAATCATCCATGTCTTGAATTTGATATTGAGTTCTGCCTTCAATAAGTTTTTTCTTTAAAACCTTTGGCCTAAACATAGGAATAAAAGCAAGAGGAGTATAAGACATACCATCCACTACAATGTTGTAGGGAGTCTTTGCGAAAGGAAACAGAGTGTTTAACCCAAAAGATTTTAAGTTATCTACAACGCCGTATTCTTTTCCTGTCTTGGACTTTTCTCTATTAATTGCAGCAATAGCACCGGGAAGATTAAAGTTTGTACCCGTCTTTAAAGGTAGTCTTCTTTGGAACGTCATGTTCAAAGCAAACTCACGTATGTCTTCATATGGAATGTCTTCTTTAGAAAACAAAGGTGCAAAAAATTCATTGCTCTTTTTTTCAAGAGCAAGGTTAGCTTGACGCACTGCTCTAAACTTAGCGGCTTTTGTTTGCTCATCTGCCAGTTTTAACTCACCCTGATACCTAGAGTTATGCACATCCATAACTTCCTTAAAGTATCTGGTGTGAAGCTCACCAACATCAACACCTTCTTTAGCTGCGTTTTTTACAGCTTGCGCTCTAGTAAGTTCTGAAATACGAATCATTCTAAAAAATACTTTAGCGGATTCGTCAATAGCAACAGCGGCTCTTTGAGGAAGAGTTACACCCGACATCCAATTAGGTACTTTTTGATTAGACATATATTCTATGTCGGTAAAAAATCTGACAACTTCTTCATCTGTTAAGTTAATACCTTCAGCAAATTTTTCAGCATCAATGTCTTTAAAGTTAGAGTCAGTAGAAGCCCAAGAAGCAATGTATGCTTTTTTAGCTTCTTTAATAAGCTGTTCTTTTGTCACGCCTCTAGATCTAGCAACAAGATTTATGTCTGATGCTATGTCAGAAGCAATACCTGTTCGCATAGCTGAAGCAAAGTACCTAGCCATGTTAGTAAACAACTGAGCATCTCTACCCATTACCGCCATAAACGCAGCTACGCTATTTGCGCTGCCATTTTTAATCATAGATTTAGGAGCGTGGATAACACCTTGGCTCATGGCACTAGCAATGTTGGCTCCAAACATACCCGTAGAAGCTAACAACGAGTTAGTATACATACTACCCAGAATAGAAGAAATACTCCATTGTTTAGTGCCTGCGTTGTTAAGTAAACCACGAACAATATCAGGACGTAAAGTAGTAAACTCTTCAGGCAATGCATCTACTGCGCTAAGTAAACGGTCTACTGCTTCTTCACATTCTTTTGATATAACTTTCCTAGCCACACTCTACTCCAAATAAATTAGTAATTAACTTAGCCTTGTCAACACGTCTTGTGTTTTCAGCAGTAAAGCGTTTAGTCTTTTTAGCTTGTGTTAAAATATGAGAAGCCGCAGTGCCGTTGGTTCTACGCATATCAGCAACATAAGTATTTAAGTATAGATCTTGAACCAGATTAACCATATCTTCGCTATCCGCTAACCCTTCTTTCTTTAGCTTACGCATTTGACGCAGTATCTGATCTACTCTTTGCTCTGCTTCAAGAAACAAAGGACGCAGTGATTCCATTTCTTCTGCCGTAAAAATACGTTTAGTGTCCATTAACATATCTAACAACGTATCGTACTCTCTGGCAATAAAACCTTCTTGTTTTAAAATACGAGCAGATTGCTCTAAGTTTTCAAAAGTAAATTGATCAATGCTAGGTAAATTTTCAGCAGTCCACAATGCATCTTCTTCTTCAAGGCCCATTTGTTGCGCTCTTTGGAACTTACGTTGTTGTTCTGTTGCTTCTGATAAGGCTGCTCTGCGTCCTGTTTCTTCTGCAGTCATTAACTCGTCGCGACCTACATCAACACCTTTAGGATCTTCTGCTCTTTTACGTGCAGTAGACTCAGCCATTGTAGCTGCTTTCATAACTCCTGCTTCATCAACGCTTCTAGAAACTTCTTCAGCATATTGAACAGAAGGACGAACACCAGCAGATGACAAAGTAGGTGGAGCATCTAAACCAAGGCGAGGACTAGCA